TTGCCTCCCCCCCGTTGATGGGTAAAATAGCCGCAATTTTTCGTTTTCAACAAGCGCGGCGCGATGCCGCTTACTCAAGAAGAAAGAATTATGACGTTGTCTCCTTATTTGCAAGAGGTGGCGAAGCGCCGCACTTTTGCCATTATTTCTCACCCCAATAATTAAGCCCAAATTAAAGCTCTTTTACTCTTTCAAAATCCTTTCAGTTAATTGAAGTTGAGCTATATAACTCATTTAAATACATTTGTTTATGTAGCTTCTTTAATTGAAAACTCTTTCATGTAACTTTAAATCGATCAGCTTGCTTTCATCAAAAATCTGTACATATGCTTGTACATAATGTACAAAACAGCAGAGGTGTTTTGCGATTTGTACAAGGTGAGTAATGGCGCTGTCTGATGCGTGGTTGCGTTCAGTCGTTGGAAAGGAACGTGATAAGGTTTTGGTTAAATCCGATCGTGATGGTCTGTCTGTCAGAGTATCACCGAAAGGTCGCGTAGTGTTCCAATATCGTTATCAATGGGCAGGGAAAGGTGAGCGTCTTGATATCGGAACTTACCCGGCAACTGGATTAAAAGAGGCCAGAGAAGAAGTTATCCGTCTTCGTGGTGAACTCGAGTCAAACCGTAATCCACGATTGGTCAAGCAGGCTGAAAAACGAAAAGCTACTGAAGCCATGACGGTAGAGTCTGTGATCCGTGCTTGGTATGAAGCATATTGTGTAAAAAATAAAAAAGGTTCTGAGCAGATACTTCGCTCGTTTGAGCTGCACCTGTTCTCTAAAATCGGGAATATCCCTCACGATGCAGCTACATTGCATGATTGGTTAGAAGTCCTGGAGCCTCTTAGCACTAAGACTCCAGCAATAGCAGACCGATTGCTAATTAACGCAAAGCAGGCCCATGTCTGGGCGTATAAGAGAAAGCTCATTGAAACTCGCCCGCTGTCGGATATCACGGGTAAAGATATGGATATCCGTAAAGGTCAGAAGAAACGGTTTCTGACACATGATGAAATTAAAATCCTTTATGCTGCGATCGATGGTTCTCGAATGGTTCCTAAATACCGGGCCTTCATTAAACTATTGCTGCATTTTGGTTGCCGTAGTTCAGAGCTAATTACCGCCCGGGTGGACGATTTTGATTTCATTAATAAAGTATGGACTGTACCACCAGAACGACATAAGACAGGGGAGATAACAGGTGAACCGCTAAAGCGGCCCATTATTGAACCGGTTGAAGAGCTTATAAAGTACGCTATCTCTATGAACAATGGTTCCGATATGCTTTTTACTAAGGAAGGAAGCAGGGAACCCGTTGGTCGGACATCATTGCAGTCGCTGCCTTACAATTTAATGCAGTACGCATGGCGGTGTTTAGGATATCAATTCCCTCATTGGTCTCTTCATGACTTGAGACGTACAGCTCGAACAAATTTTTCTGATCTTACTGCGCCTCATATCGCAGAAATTATGCTTGGTCATAAGCTGCCAGGGGTATGGCAAGTTTATGATAAGAGCGATTATCTAGAAGAACAGCGTAAAGCTTACTTGGCATGGTGGAAGAGGGTTGAATCGATTGTTAATTGTACTATCTCTGATTCAAACTGACGGTTTGTATCACCTGAACATAACCAAATCTCCTAGCACACTTTGAGCGAGATGTGAGCGTTAAGTTTACGCCATTGTGTTGACATAAGAGGGGGGCGGGTATCGATATCATCACTATCCCTATGCCCCTAAATCGCTCCTGCCATTTGATAAATGCAGATGTTTACCACCAAATGTTTTTGATACTATAGGTCGATTCATGATTTACCTAGAAACTTAGTTGTAACGAAAACTTCTTAACGGACACTATCTGGATAAAGTTAGTTTTTTATTTAAGAGGGTTAACATGTCAAAGTTAAAAAATGAACCATTAGTAAGGGTATCAGAAGAAGACGGAATAGAAATAAGGAAGATCCAATATCCAGATAATACGATAGAAAGAATTTATAAGCAGAAAGGTGTAATATTACCACGAATACCTTTAAAAGGCCGCTTTGTAGAACAATATGTGGCCTTACAGTTGCTTGATAAAGATCTTCGGAATGTTATTGGTTGGGAGAATATAATAAAAAACATTTGTAATAATATTAATAAAGAACAACACTTTATTTATCCGGATTTAGAAAAGAATCTAATATTAAAGTCTTTATTTATATCAAAAGTTGTTACTTACGGTAAGTGTTTTACAGAGGCGAAAGGGCGTCGATTCACATTACAAAGAAAGCATGTGCCAGAAAAATACAGATATTTACATGATTCTATTATGAATGTTAGACATAACTTTGCTGCCCATAAAGGTGAATTCGAATATGATCAATGTGGTTTGGTTTTAATATTGCCGGGGACCAAGAAAAAAAGGTACTATCATATTTTTTCAGAGCTCAATCAAATAAATTACGGTAATAATGAGGAAGATGATGAACGTTTTTTTATGTTATATGATTCACTGCGTGAAGTCATTAAAGAAAAACAAGATAAATTAATTGATAAAATATACGCTGAAAAGATTCATACTCAAACAATGGAGTATTGGTTGAGCCGAGCAGGAAAAGAAACAGAGATTTAATTTGTTCAGTATATAAAAGCTAATTTTTAAGGAGTAATTTTAAGATGATTAAAGCTGATTACATTGCGATAGGTACTCTACGACTAACTTTTCAACAAGAGTAAGGGGGTAATCAATTTTATTTGTATCAATGGTATGACATTTCTTGGCGATAATGTTTTGATCTTATCGATTCATGTCATATGGTCATTGGTAACGTCCGCTCTTGGTAAAGAGTGGACGCTCAGATTAGGTTTGGTATCTAAGCATAGATGTGTCAGCTCACATCTAAGCTAATACATATTACTCAATCACTCCCGCAAATCTGTAAATCTTGTGTGATGCCCATTTATTTGGGCAGGATTTAATATCAGGATCTGGAAAGTCAGGCCTGTATTTCTGACCAGTTCTCCTGTTTACGCTGTTCCAGCGAAGAACTGTCGATACTGAAACACCACAGAAATCGGCGACTTGTTTAGTTGTCATTAAGTTGTTCATTACTTCACCTCCTGCGGCGGCTCCGGTAGTGGCATCCAGTGGGTTACTTTCGATGCCTGTTCTTCCTCATTGTCAGTAACTGCCCACCATTTGTTTCTCGACCAATCGTAATACCCTTCGAAGGTATCGCACTCAGTCCAGCCGTAAGACTTCCCCCAACACCAAACATACTGTTTATCATTCGGCATTCGCTCACTACAGCTTATCCAACCACCCGGACTTACCGGAGAGTTGCCAGACAGCGCGTTCTGCAGCCGTTCCAGCTTAACGTATTCCTGAACCCTGTTTCCGTCGCACACCTGAAGCCATTGCGCAGCCTTTTGCGCATCAGTGTGAAAGGCACAAGTGCGACCGTCATCAAATTGCATTTCGTAGAGGTCAGCAACTTGTTCAAACAGCGTGTGTGGTGACTTGTAAGTTTGGTTTACAGGTTTGGCACCATGAAGCATGGCGGCGCGGCAGGCGTTCCAGCCTTCATCAAAACCGACTATGCCATTATTTAAAGACGGACGAGCATCTGGCACTACCGGCACTGGCTTGGCTATATATAGCGGCTGAACATACCAGCCCTTTGATAACCAACTGTCAGCAATGTTTTTACTCCTCGTTATTGCCGGAATACCTAAGCCATTTTCTGAATGCAGCCATGCCACCGGCTCCTCTTCTAGCGATGCCAGAGCAATTTCATAAGCACGGCGCTCAATATCGTCTCGAACCTCTAGGCTGCTGATTCGTTCTTTGATTTCTTTAATCAGTTCTTTATTGGTAAATGTGGTCATTATGCTCCAGCCTCCGGTGCTTTTGGCATTACTGCCCAGTGAGTGATATTGACGTTTTCAAGGTCCCCGACCTGAAATGTCCACTGCCATTCTCCGGTTTCTTTTTGTCCCCAGGTGTACCAGAGAGAACGCCAGCCAATCAGCCAGCCTTCTCCATTAGCATCAAATAACAGAACACTTTCATTTGCTGGTGGCAGTTCAGCTGACACTGGTATTATTTTGTTTTCCAGTGCCGCACATTTAGCTTCAAGCGCGTCGAATTTACGTACCAGGTACTCAGCATTTGTTTCGTTCACTTTCAGATCTCGCGGTACACATTTCCCGCGAAGAAACCCTTCCATTTCGAAAATATTCATGCGCATTTGCGTAACTCCGATAAATCGTTAAAACGTTCCATAAACATCCCGTAGGCATGACCCGGTGCCAGTGGAATCACGTTGAACATCTCTGTTGCCGGGATGCCTTCCAGTACAGGCCAGAAAGAGCCATCATCAAGCCCGAGATCGCGGCGTTCGGTTGCCAGCATGATGAGATCGGCATATTTCACGGGCGTACTCATAACTGGGGGTAACCCGTATTTCTCACGGATTACGGCGTCTATTTTTTCTTCCATCCGTTTATAGTCAGGAAGAAGTCGTTTCAGTGGTGCGGGGATGTCCTGGCAATATGCTTCTGTTGCATCATGCATTAACGCTTCAAAAGCAAATTCCTGCGGTACCAGCTGGCTGCAAAGCACCGCATGTTGGGCGACGCTGTAGAAGTGTGAAAGATGCCCTGCAAAGCGACAGATATTTGAAAGGGAAACCGCGATATCGTTAATAACGATGTCGTCTTTATTTATCTTGTCATAATAAAAATGCTTCCCGGAAAAAGTTTTAATAAATGACATTTTGTTCTCCACGTTATGTGCGCTGCACCGCACTGAATTTTGGTAAAAAGAAGCCCTTACCATCCGGCGATTATTGAGTTAATTACGTTTCCATAAATGCCCCCGCAGGGGCATTTGCAGTAATGAAATCAGGCGGTGAAAGTACCAATAAAGGTTTCTACTTTGCTGTCTTTGAATTTCTCAACAAGCAGATCACGAAATTCGTTAGCCATTTCTTCCTGCACCGCTTCCAGCTGAATAATGCGCAGAACCAGTACAGGACGATCGCCAGTGATAATGCTGAGACGTAATTTAAACGGACGTTCTTTCAAGCTTTCAAACGGAACGCATTTAAATTCAAATGCCACTGGCATAATGTCTTTGGTCTTCGCTTCGACAGACTCCATCAGGGAGCGTTTGCCGCTGAAGTCATTATCTTCAAAATCAGCGGTCTGGTTCGCTTCAATTGTGATTTTACGGATCGCCGCAGCCGCTTTGGTTGCCTGAATGGTGTCACCATTAGCATCAAAGCCCACAAGGTAGTCGGCCCAGTCTTCAATCCATTCTGCCAGTGACTTCTGGGAGTTACGCTCGCCATTAACAGACAACAGAGCAGAGAACGGTGCTGTCTTTTTCAGTTTGAGAGTGGCAGTGTTATCTGCGTGACCTGGCTCATCAATAGTACCCAGGTTAAGCACACTGACGGCACGCATATTATCGGCATCGATAAAGCAGCGGGTGCCTTCATCTGCAAGATCTTTAGAATAACGGGTAAAGTCATCGATGCTGGCAGTGGAAAGCGCACCACGGAAACGGAAACGATTTAAATTAAATTTTTCCAGATCATGAATGCGGAAATTCTCAGGCAATGCCACAGCATCGGCACCAATCTTACTGATGATTTCATTAACACCCTGAGCAGAAATAAGGGCATGGATTTGATTAATTGCGGTTGCGTCTAAGTTATGAGACATAATCAGTCCTCACTATATAAAGATATTCAGTGATGAGATAAATAATCAGTTTATTAAGTATGATATTAACGACCTGCTGCGCGGAGTTTTCCGTCAGGTTCACCGGCAAGAGTCAGTAATTGTCCCTGGTCTTCCTGCAGAATAGTCAGGCGACCACCGCGATTGACATACATCGGCGTTTCGGTGGTGTCTTCTTCGGAAATTTTCCCGCGGTTAGTCGGGCGAACATATGAGAGTTTGTGTTTGATTTTCACACGGTTCTCATCAAATGGTTCGATTTCCAGGTTGAGTGAGACCTTACCTTTGGTTTTCGTGTTCATCACACCGGAAGCGACTTCACTGAGAACTGCGCCGATTTTTGTTTCAAATACGCCGCCGTCCAGCTCCCCGATAAATGCCTGCACATCAGTACTGCGTTCGCTAGCCATTTTGTTGCTCCTCATCATATCGACCCTGCAAGGCCGATTAGTTTCTCCACAAAACAGAGAAGAACACCTGCGGTGGCAGCCGCCCGGATGGATTGGGTTATGAGCCCGTCGTCCGGTGATGCTCTTCTCTGTTTTGTAAAAAGAGCGGTACCAGCCGGAAGCAAGTGTACAAACTGGTACCGCCAAAGCAGTGGCTGTTGTGGTGGGGTTGTCACTCAGGCGTATGGTCAACCTGACAATCCGGTGTCCTCAACGGGGAAAGAGTAACCCCGCCATACTTACCGCCGCGCCATTTCGCGGATTACCACAACGCTGAGAGCACTTAGCCAGTTACGGCACCACACTTTGTCGCGGCTCCATAAATACCCTCATCGTTGCACCCTGGTCTCTTCCCAGGCGTCAAACCGGATCGCCACGCTGGTTAGGCGTCTTATCAGCATTATCATTGACTTGCACATTCCGGCTACCTGGTTTGTTTGCCCGAGCAAGGAGTGGATTGTCCCCTTTAACGTCCCCAGACCGCTAACGACGCATGTGCCATACGCCGTGTTACAACCAAATTTTGTTTAATCTTGCCTGTGTTGTGTTTCTTTTAGATACATTATGTATCCCAAGGGTACATTGTCAAGTATAAAAAAACCTGCCGAAGCAGGTTATAAATATTGATTAGGCCTTTATTATGTATCTTCTTGGTTTTCCTGAGAAAATCACTGTACCAATTATAGAGCAATTACCGTTGATCTTAATGTAAGGTTCAGGCCAGTTTGGGTTTAATGCTTTGAGGTAACGCTGTGTTCCATCTTCTATCAACCGCTTGAAGGTGGTTTCGCCTGTATCGTGCATCAATGCAATAACGTCGTCACCGTGGCAGGCAGGGACTTCAGGATCAACAAAAATCATGTCTCCCGGGCGGTACTCATCAATCATTGAATCACCAATCACCCGCAAGATATAAGTCATTTCGCCACAGGGTACAGGGCAGGGATAAGTTTCTGCTGTGCTCAAATCAACCTCAGAATAGCCAACTTCTTTCCATGCTCCGGCCTGTACCCATGATATGACAGGGACTAACGTTATTTGTTTGTTAGTAATTGAAACATCAGGTTTTTTTGTGATGTTTGTTGTCTGGTGTTCTTGATCAAGCCATCCGACAGGCAGGTCGAAACATTTTTCGATGTGCCGTGCCATGCTGTCACCGATATTTTTAGTAGCACCATCTCCCATAAACCTGCTGGTCTGGGTTGGCTCGCGATCAATCATGGTGGCAAAGGAAGAATTCCCGCCAACACCATCTCTCAGTTTTCTGGCGTTAGACCGCCGGATGTCATGGACTGTTTTCATAACGAAATTAAAACCTTTGTACCGATAGGGTACAAGTATCTTGAAGGTTCATCTCAATCATGTAATATGTACATCGGAGGTACATATTGTATGAAAGCGTATTGGGACTCTTTAACCAAAGAACAGCAGGGCGAGTTGGCCGGAAAAGTTGGCTCAACACCAGGCTACTTACGGCTGGTTTTCAATGGTTATAAAAAAGCCAGTTTTGTGCTGGCTAAAAAACTTGAGCAATGCACGTCAGGTGCAATTACGAAATCTGACTTAAGACCGGATATCTATCCGAAAGATTAACAGAACACCTTCAATTTTTAACCACAGAACGATGAGGCTAACCGTGGGTAAGCATCACTGGAAAGTAGAAAAACAGCCTGAGTGGTACGTGAAAGCTGTCAGAAAAACTATCGCGGCGTTGCCGGGGGGGTACGCTGAAGCTGCTGAGTGGCTGGATGTAACAGAGAACGCTTTATTCAACCGCCTTCGTGCAGATGGCGATCAGATTTTCCCGCTGGGATGGGCAATGATTTTACAGCGCGCGGCTGGCACTCACTACATTGCGGATGCTGTCGCACAGTCTGCTGGTGGGGTGTTTGTATCGCTTCCTGAAATTGAGGAAGTAGAGAACGCCGATATAAACCAGCGCCTGCTGGAAGTCATCGAACAGATCGGGAGTTACTCAAAGCAGATTCGTTCGGCAATCGAAGATGGGGTAGTGGAGCCACACGAGCAGACAGCAATTAATGATGAGTTGTATCTGTCAATTTCGAAGCTCCAGGAGCATGCAGCACTGGTCTACAAAATCTTTTGCGCTCCAGAAAAGAGTGACGCCCGCGAGTGTGCAGCTCCGGGCGTCGTGGCGTTTTGTGTCTGTGGAGAAACTAACGCATGAACAGTTTAACGGCAAATAACCGTTTGTCGCAACAGCTGGTGGTCAGCGTCGCTGAACACCTGTTGTTACGGCATGAATGCAGATTACCAAATCACCTGGCTGTAAGTAACCACAGAGAACTTTACCTGACTGTGGGGGGCGAGTTGTGCAGGAACTTAACCGCTGGTTTCGTGACGGAAGAGGGCTTTATGTCCATGTTATTCGTTGGGAGCCAGAAACACAGCGCGTTATCTATCTTCGCAAAGACTACCCGCATGAGTGCTTTAGTCCTTTGTGGAAATTCAGGCGTGATTTTGTTGAGTGTGAAGGACCACCAGCACATTGATTCTGCCATTCCGGGACGTTACACTGTTCAGGCACCTTATAAAGTGGGTGTCGGGATTGGCGTCCTGGAATTGCATACGGCGACAATTGGCGCGTTAGCGTCTTTTTTGTTGCTACAACTCAGCTATACCCAAATTATGGTGGGCTGGGTGGGGGCACCGAAAGGTGCGCCGGTTTCCGTATGCGCCGGTTACGCCAACCCTGCTCAGTTCACCACCAGCGAAATTGGCGTTTCCGGTGGTGGAAGTTATCCATTGCATACGGAGGCTGCCATCATGGCTACTGTCCCAGCCCTCTCTCGTCTGAATGATGAAGACTTACATAAACTCAGTTATGTAACAACTGCACTACGTGCTCTGCGCAAGGTAACTCTTTCGGATCCGCAGGCGCATCAGGTTTTGGTAGAAACCCTTCTTAACTTGCAGGCTGAACGTATTCGTCTGGCGGATAAGGCTAATTTTCATATTCACCGTCTCCTGAATATCAGCGGAGGGCATCGTCATGCTTAATCCGTTGATCCTCAATATTTGCCGTTTGCTTCAGCGTAAAAAAACATCAATTCCTACAGTTGGGCAGTGGTACACCACGCCTGCAGGGCATGTTCTACGTGTTAGCCTGGTTGACCGTGAATGCCAGAAGGTGATTTGTGAACCGCTGGGCCGTAATTACCGCGTCAGTATGCCGCTTATAGCCTTTCGCTCCGGAAAAAACATGAAGCATCTCGGAGGTGCAGCATGAGTATGGAGCTGATGGTTAAAGCGATGAAAATTCGAGTGGGTAATCCATTGCGAAAACTGGTTCTGATCAAGCTGGCTGATAATGCCAGCGATCAGGGTGAGTGCTGGCCCAGCTACCAGCATATTGCTGACCAGTGCGAAATTAGCAAACGTTCTGTGATGAATCATATTGCGGCCCTTTGTGAGTCCGGGCTGGTAAAAAAAGTCACCCGGAAAGGTGAAAAAGGTAACTCAAGTAATATCTATCTCCTTCATCTGGATGGTGCAGGAGATTCACTAGGGGGTAGTGCAAATAATTCACTATCTGGTGCAGCAAATTCACCAGGTAGTGCAGGAGTTGCACCAGGGGGTAGTGCAGGAGATTCACCCAGAACCAGTCACTCTTTTGAACCAGTCAAAGAACCAGTCAATGAACCAATAGCTGTTGGTGCATCAGTTGATGAGTCCGTGCGAGTTCGTTCAAACCGACCGGAATACTCTCCGGAGTTTGAGCAGGCATGGCTGGCATATCCCAAACGTGCTGGTGGCAATTCAAAATCTGCAGCCTTCAAAGCCTGGAAAGCCCGTTTGAATGAGGGAGTAAACCCCGAAACCATGCTGGAAGGTGTGAAACGCTACGCGGGCTGGGTATCTGCGATGGGTAACAGCGGCACACAATTTGTGAAACAGGCTGTCACGTTCTTTGGTCCGGATCGTCATTTCGAAGAATTCTGGGAAGTTCCTGCGGTATCTGCAGCCAGACGCGAGGACCCGTACTTCAAAGCCAGTTACGACAACGTGGACTACAGCCAGATCCCGGCAGGATTCAGGGGGTGATCATGAGTCTTTTGAATGAAGTTCAGAAATTCATTGAAGCCCATCCGGGGTGTACTTCCGGAGACATTGCGGATGCTTTTGCAGGTTACTCACGGCAGCGCGTTCTGCAGTCAGCAAGCAAGTTACGTCAGAGTGGGCGTGTGGCTCACCGTTGTGAAGGAGATACACGCAGACATTTCCCACGCCTGACTGAGAGAGCGCAGGAGCCGGAACCACAACCAGTTCGTGAAACCAGACCTGTGCGCAATTTCTATGTCGGCACTAACGATCCCCGGGTGATTTTGTGCCTGACCCGCCAGGCGGAAGAACTGGAGTCCAGGGGCTTATACCGTCGTGCTGCAACGGTGTGGATGGCGGCATTCCGTGAAAGCCACTCCCAGCCAGAACGAAACAATTTTCTGGCGCGTCGTGAGCAGTGTTTACGGAAAAGCAGCAAGCGCGCTGTATCGGGTGATGAGTGGTATCTGTCAGGGAATTACGTGGGGGCTTAATGAGTAATAAATATTGCCAGGAGCTGGTGGAACTGCGGAACAAACCAGCCCATGAACTGAAGGAAGTAGGTGATCAGTGGCGCACGCCGGACAACATTTTCTGGGGAATTAACACCCTGTTTGGCCCGTTTGTTCTGGATCTGTTCACTGACGGTGATAACGCCAAATGTGCTGCGTATTACACGGCGGAAGACAACGCGCTGGCGCATGACTGGTCAGAACGTCTTGCGGAGCTTAAAGGTGCTGCCTTTGGTAATCCCCCATACAGCCGCGCCAGTCAGCATGAGGGGCAATACATCACCGGCATGCGTTACATCATGAAGCATGCCAGTGCCATGCGTGATAAGGGCGGGCGCTATGTTTTCCTGATCAAAGCTGCCACCAGCGAAGTTTGGTGGCCGGAAGATGCAGACCATATTGCTTTTATTCGCGGGCGTATTGGTTTTGAACTGCCTGCCTGGTTTATCCCGAAGGATGAGAAGCAGGTGCCGACAGGAGCGTTCTTCGCTGGTGCTATTGCTGTTTTCGACAAGACCTGGAAGGGACCGGCAATCAGCTACATCGGGCGCGATGAACTTGAGGCATGTGGTGAGGCGTTTCTGGCGCAGGTTCGCCAGCAGGCGGAAAAACTGGTCAGGGAGATGGCGGCATGACGACGTTAACTCAATGCCAGCAGCAGGTGCTGGATATGCTGATTTCTTATCAGAAAGAACGTGGCTTCCCGCCAACCAATCAGGAGGTGGCAACCATGCTGGGATACCGTTCAGTGAATGCAGCGGTGGAACATCTTCGCGCACTGGAGAAAAAAGGCGTCATCACGATAAAGCGTGGCGTGGCCCGGGGTATCACTCTTCATACCGCGGTGAAGGACGACGACAGCGAGGCGGTCGGGATTATCCGCTCACTGCTTGCCGGTGAGGAAAACGCCAGGCTGCGTGCAACCCACTGGTTACATGAGAGAGGCCTGAAAGTATGAAGCTGATCCTGCCTTTCCCGCCCAGCGTGAACACGTACTGGCGACACCCCAACAAAGGGGCATTTGCTGGTAAGAGCCTGATAAGCGCGGCGGGGCGAAAATTTCAGAGCGCGGCGTGCGCAGCAATAGTTGAGCAGTTACGTCGTCTGCCAAAACCAACGTCGGCACCTGCTGCAGTGGAGATCGTGTTGTTTCCTCCGGATAACCGGATCCGCGATCTGGACAACTATAACAAGGCGCTGTTTGACGCGTTGACCCACGCGGGTGTGTGGGAAGACGACAGACAGGTGAAAAGAATGCTGGTGGAGTGGGGACCGGTTATCCCGAAAGGGAAGGTCGAGATCACCATCAGTAAGTACGAGAAAACGGCGGGTGCAGCCGCCTGATCAAGAGGAGAAACGAAGTATGAATAATCTGATGGTCATTGATGGTATTGAAGTTCGTCGTGATGCTTATGGGCGTTACAGCCTGAACGATCTGCATCGCGCAGCAGTAGCATCTGGTGCAAATGCCAGAACCAAGGAGCCAGGAAAGTTTCTTTCCAGCCAACAAACTGTTGAGCTTGTTCATGAATTGACCAACACCCAGAATTTGGGTGTTGACCCGGTGAGTGTGATTCATGGGGGAAATGAACGGGGAACGTATGTCTGCAAGGAACTGGTGTATGCCTATGCAATGTGGATCAGCCCGTCATTCCATCTGAAGGTGATCCGTACTTTCGATATGGTAACCAGCGCACCGGAAAAATTATCCGGACAGGCTGCTGACAAGATGCAGGCTGGCGTGATCCTGCTGGACTTTATGCGCCGGGAATTAAACCTGTCTAACTCATCAGTGCTTGGTGCCTGTCAGAAACTCCAGGAGGCTGTTGGCTTACCGAATCTGGCACCGCGCTATGCCATTGATGCTCCTGCTGATGCACACGATGGCTCAAGTCGCCCGACACTGTCACTGAGTGCACTGCTGAAACAGTATGGTATCCGCCTGACGGCTAATCAGGCATATCACCAGATGGTGAAGCTGGGGATCGTCGAGCAGCGCGAACGATACAGCCATACCGCGATTAACAACATCAAAAAATTCTGGTCGCTGACAGCGAAAGGCTGCATGTTCGGCAAGAACATCACCAGTCCCGCAAATCCGCGCGAGACGCAGCCGCATTTCTTCGAATCCCGATTCCCTGAGCTGTTAAAGCTGCTCGATACCGTTCATTGAGGTGACCGTGAGAGCACTACTGACCCCTGAAATTGCCCCGCGTATGGGGATCGTATTGTTCAGGCCAGGTTCAGAGCTGATGCCCCTGTTTATGCAGGGGCGTGTCCTGCTGGAGCCTGAGCCGGAACGTTATTCATCTTTCGCCAGTGGTGCCGTTCCGGCGGCATCACAACCGCTGGCGGATGATCCTGCCGTTCGGGCCGTGTTCCGCAATGAGGCCGTGATCCGTCGTGCTGGTGGCGTGGAATGTCTTGAAAGCTGGTTACTTCGTGAAAAAGGCTGCCAGTGGCCTCATTCCGACTGGCACAGCGAGAACATGACCACAATGCGACACGCTCCGGGTGCAATCCGTCTGTGCTGGCACTGCGATAACCAGCTGCGCGATCAGTTCACGGAACGGCTGGAATCAATGGCAACGGATAACTGTGCCCGCTGGGTGTTGTCTGTTGTGCGTCGGGATCTCGGTTTTGATGACAGTCACGTTGTGACAATGCCGGAACTGTGCTGGTGGCTGATTCGTAATGATCTGGCGGATGCCTTACCGGAAAGTGCAGCCCGTAAGGCACTGAGATTACCGAAGCCTGTTGTGCCGTCTGTTACCCGGGAAAGTGACCTTGTGCCTTCGGTTCCTGCCACCAGCATCATCCAGGATAAGGCGAAAAAGGTGCTGGCGCTGAAAGTGGATCCGGAGTCGCCGGAGTCTTTTATGTTACGCCCAAAACGTCGCCGCTGGGTTAATGAAAAGTACACGCGCTGGGTTAAGACACAGCCGTGTGCATGTTGTGGAAAGCCCGCTGATGATCCCCACCACCTGATAGGTCACGGTCAGGGTGGAATGGGAACAAAAGCGCATGACCTTTTTGTGTTGCCTTTGTGCAGAAAGCATCACGACGAGCTGCATGCGGATACCGTGGCATTTGAAGAGAAGTATGGCTCCCAGCTGGAGCTGATATTTCGTTTTATCGATCGTGCGCTGGCAATTGGCGTGCTGGCCTGATTTTGTGGAGAAAGTTGATGCGTGATATTCAAATGGTTCTTGAACGTTGGGGGGCATGGGTGGCAAATAATCACGAGGATGTCACTTGGTCGTCTATTGCTGCAGGATTTAAAGGACTAATCCCTTCAAAAGTAAAATCCCGCCCGCAATGTTGTGACGATGACGCGATGATCATTTGTGGATGCATGGCTCGCCTGAAAAAGAACAACAGCGATTTGCACGATTTATTAGTGGATTATTATGTAGGTGGTATGACGTTTATGGCGCTTGCCCGTAAACATGGGCGTTCTGATTGCTGGGTTGGGCGTTTATTGCAAAAGGCTGAAGGTGTAGTTGATGGCATGTTAATGATGTTAGAAATTGAGCTAGAGATGGATCGTTAGAAGACCTCTTATTGAGGGGGTAATTGAATCAGTTTAATGTGTGGGGAGTCGATTTATTCTCCCCATTTTATTTAATTAATTTACTTAAGGTTTTAATTCATCAAGACGTTGTTGGATAGTGTTTTTGCTTGCGTTGTCTGTTATAGCCATTTGTTGTACTTGCCCCATTGCCATTTGAGTTTCCATCCACATATCGGCCCACACTTTTGTATCGTTATTAACTTGAGCGATAGTAAATTTGACTTTTGATACCGGGGTTGTTGAATAGGCATTGCCGATTAACATTTGTCCAAAAACAGCAGACCCGCCTTCCAGTTCTTTACCACATATAACACTGCTGTTATCCGCGTTGTAAATTATCAACCCTCTACTATTGCAGTAATTCACAAGGGCATCTTTGACTTTATCTTTTGTCGTATTTTGATAAACCCCCTCAGGTTTTCCTGATTGAGTTTTCTTTATCAATGGTACGGAAGAAGTACAACCTGAAATGATAGTTGCGCTAAGTAATAATACAGTCATTTTATTCATGTTTCTTATCCATTGTTAAGGGCATACCCACACAATTATTTTTATTGGAGATGAATAATCAACCGTTTACAATCGTAAAAAATCAAATATGCTGTTAAGAGTGGTTACTTCGCCACACAACTTAAACCCGCCGCTGAGCGGTTTTTTTGTACCTGTAAACCTGGTGCAGTACAGTAAACACGCTGGTGGTCGTGAATACTGGCTTTTTATCTTGCTGGCTTTTTAGACAAGAGTTATTGGTATGTCATGTTAACCAGAAGGGAAAAAGACATGCTAAAACAGCAAGATATGACAGAAACCGCCGCAGCAGTCCTTCATTTCTTACCTGCTGACAAGTGGGTAACGCCACGCATGATGACGAGAACTACCGGAGTAAGCGAAGCCCGGTGCCAGTTAATACTGACTCAGTTAGTTCTGGCGGGTCTGGCGAAGGATAACGGCGGGTACGGGAATAAATTCAGACGCTGCCAGTAATGGCGGTTTCCTGCTGTGAAATGGGCGGCTGGTGGGTGTTGGTAGCACCTGCCAGCCATTCGCTCATGCTTACTGGTCACAAGCGAACCACGGCCCACTGCTTTAGCGCAAAAGCAGAGTGAGCCTACCAGAGTTACGCTTACTGATCCATGAAAAATACTGTAAAAATAAACAGTGTTGATTTAATCAACGCTGATTGCCTGCATTTTATTCAGTCCCTGCCTGATGATTCCATTGACCTGATTGTTACCGATCCGCCGTACTTCAAGGTGAAACCCAACGGCTGGGACAATCAGTGGAAAGGGGACGAAGATTACCTTAAGTGGCTGGACCACTGTCTGGCCCAGTTCTGGCGGGTGTTAAAACCTGCCGGAAGCCTTTACCTGTTCTGTGGGCATCGCCTGGCATCTGATATTGAGATCATGATGCGTGAACGTTTCAACGTGCTTAACCATATCATCTGGGCGAAGCCGTCCGGACGTTGGAATGGGTGTAATAAAGAAAGTCTGCGCGCATATTTTCCTGCCACAGAGCGCGTTCTGTTTGCTGAACATTACCAGGGGCCATATCGCGGCAAAAGTGACGGCTATGCAGCAAAAGAAAGGGAACTCAAACAGCACATAATGGCACCGCTGATATCGTATTTCAGGGATGCTCGTGCCGAACTGGGTATAACGGCAAAACAAATTGCCGAAGCCACAGGTAAGAAAAATATGGTTTCCCACTGGTTTGGTGCCAGTCAGTGGCAGTTGCCGAATGAGGCTGACTATCGGAAGTTACAGGCACTGTTTTCCCGTATAGCGGCAGAGAAGTTTCAGGAACAACAACTGGAACAACCACACCACCAGCTGGCGGCGTCTTATGATTCACTGAATCGCAAATATTCTGAATTGCTGGATGAGTTTAAATCTCTCCGGCGCTATTTCTCCGTATCAGTCTCCGTGCCTTATACCGATGTCTGGATGCATAAACCCGTTCAGTTCTACCCGGGTAAACATCCGTGTGAGAAACCGGCGGATATGCTCAGGCAAATAATCAATGCCAGTAGTCGACCTGGTGATCTGGTTGCTGATTTTTTTATGGGATCCGGTTCCACAATAAAAGCAGCAATGGCGCTGGGGCGTCGGGCCTTAGGTGTTGAGCTTGAGTCAGAGCGGTTTAACCAGACAGTGAAAGAGATAAACGAGCTGGTGGGGAAATAATCTGGTGGCCACGTCAGGTGGCCTTTTTATTTCCATTACACAGCACCCGCATCTGCGAGGTGGGGTTATGAAATCCATGGATAAGTTAACAACGGGTGTCGCCTATGGCACCTCAGCAGGTAGTGCCGGGTACTGGTTTTTACAGTTGCTCGATAAAGTCACGCCCTCACAGTGGGCGGCAATAGGTGTGCTGGGTAGTCTGGTGTTTGGCCTGCTGACGTATCTGACAAATCTTTATTTCAAGATTAAAGAAGACAAGCGTAAGGCTGCACGGGGAGAGTAATTCAATGACTCAAAACTATGAACTGATTGTGAAAGGGATCCGCAATTTTGAGAATAAAGTTACGGTAACTTTAGCGTTACGGGACAAAAACCGCTTTGACGGTGAAATTTTTGACCTGGACATCTCGCTGGACCGTGTTGAAGGTGCCGCGCTGGAGTTTTATGAGGCAGCAGCCAGAAGGAGCATCAGACAGGTCTTCCTGGAAGTTGCTGCCGGGTTATGTGAAGGGGATGAGCAGTCGCCGGAAAAGCGCCCCGTAATTTTAGATGCGCAGAATGTGTGGATAACCTACAAAGGAAAGCTACCAGGAAGAATTACTGGTTCTCTGAAGACTCCACCGAAATGGTAATTTTACCAGCATATTTTTCTTCCAGTAATGCTACCAGCCACTTGAAAGAATTTTGTTGTTCCTGGGACCATTTGGGGTTGCGCGATTCAAGCAGGAGCGATGCCAGTGTTGGTTGCATTTGTTCTCTGGGAATTGATAAGGCCAGATATGAAAATGCAACAGTGAGGGCATTTACATCATCCCGAAGCCTGGAAATGCAGTCGAGCAACTCCTGTAGAGAAATGGTGTTATTGTCCATAAATAATCCTCTTGATTGTCTTTACCTTTTCCCAGCCTGATTCAACAGGCCGGGACAGATAAACATATCCAGGGTTCAGAAACCGATAAATCCTGATAAATATCCATGAACGCAAAAATCAAATACGGCCTGTCAGCTGCTGTTCTGGCGCTGATTGGAGCAGGAGCATCTGCTCCTCAGATACTTGACCAGTTTCTGGATGAAAAAGAGGGTAACCACACTACGGCATACCGCGATGGTTCCGGCATATGGACCATCTGTCGAGGGGCCACGATGGTGGATGGTAAACCTGTTATTCCTGGCATGAAACTGACGAAGGAAAAATGCGATCAGGTTAATGCCATTGAACGAGATAAGGCGCTGGCATGGGTGGAGCGCAACATTAAAGTGCCACTGACCGAACCACAGAAAGCGGGTATAGCGTCATTTTGTCCCTATAACATTGGCCCCGGTAAGTGTTTCCCGTCGACGTTTTATAAGCGGCTGAATGCCGGTGATCGTAAGGGGGCATGCGAGGCGATTCGCTGG